ATTTTAATTGAGATTTATATGAATGATAAACATTAAATGAGTTATAATTATAATTATCTTCAGGATTTATTGAATATTCATTATCAATTGATTTATAAATATGATATATAATGTCATTTTTTTTAGAATAATTAGTTACAAACCAATCAATTACTCTTAAAGATATTTTATTATATTTTATATAATCTAAATACTTTTCTAAATTATCATCAACGTAAAATTCTTTTAATTTTTTAAATAATAAACTATTATGAAAACTCATTTATTTATATTTATATAATTACTCTTAAATATTTATATTTATAAGATTTCTAACGCACTTTATTTTTTAATCTTTTTCCACCAATTTTGGGAGGATTATCAACAATATTGACTTTTTTATTTATATCAACTTTAGCATCAACTTTAGCATTAACTTTAGCATCAATCTCTGGATTTTTATTACTAATATACATAACATATCCTAATCCTATAAGTATGCCTATAAACATAATCCATAAGAACCATTTAAGATAGCTTGTTCCCTTTTCATCACCATTACCGCCATTACCACCATTACCACCATTACCACCACCATTACGACTACCGGTGCTACCAGAACCAGAACCAGAACCAGAACCAGAACCAGAACCTCTACGACTACCCGAACCAGAACCAGAACCTCTACGACTACCCGAACCAGTATTTGAACCAGTGCCAGTATTACATTTTTCAGACATATTGGGTTCACATCTAGAACTTATTGAACTACTAGTATTCCATTTACATGCAAATTGTATATCACTATAACCACCCATATAAGAAGATTCACATTTAACTCTATCATCTGTATCAAAACAATGGTCTAGTTTTTTAAAATTATCACAATTAACACCATTTGTATTCTTCCCCGATTCATTCTTTTTTCTCCGTCTATTTCTGGACCCGGCTCCTCTTACCGAACCAGCATTTGTTAAGAATTCAATTTTATTTTTTTTCATATATATATATTATATATATATTATATTAAGAATTATAGATTTATATAATAAATACCTTGTAAATAACTATCAGACAAGTCATCTTTCTTTTTAGATTTATTATATAAATCTATAAAATGTTCTTTTTCATCTTTAATCATAATTTCACAATATTTTACTGCTAAAAATTTATTCCTTTTATATGATTCTTTATATTTACATTCAATAGGACTACCAGTATAAACCTTTAATTTATTACGAGCATTAATCATTTCTAAATTACTTATATTTGAATTAATATCACATACACCATTAACTAAAAAATAACTATAAACTAACATTTGTATTGATTTCATTGTTGGATTTTTTAACGATGGTTGATTTTCAACAATAACTTCTTTACATTTTAAAAAATCTGGATATTCTTTTAATTTTTCAACCATATTTTTCCCTACATTTAATATTGAATTCTGTGTTTTAATTTTTTTTAATTTTTTCTTTTCAGGTGGTATATATTGTTTTAATTTTGAATGACCGGTACATAATTTTACTTGTTTATCAAACCATGTAGTTATATATGTTGCTGATTTATCACATAAATTCCCTTTAGTATTATTATGTTCACAGATACAATCACAAGATATATTAATTATACCCCAATCTTCTATTTCTTTATTTTCACTGAGTTGGCAAAAAGCTAAATTCTTTATACCAATATCAAAAGATAAAATACTCATATTAATAATATTATATTAACGATTATTATTCTTAAATAATTAAATTAAAAATTAAATCCACTTGGAATGTTGTTAGCAGATAATGGTGGATTCATACCCGATTGTTTTTGCTCATATGCTTGACTTGGATTTAAGGGTGGTTCATTCATCTGCGAGGTTAAATTTGGGATAGATGTTTCTTGTTCATTATTAGTCTGTTTAACTGGAACCGCATTATCATCAGGAACATTTTTCATAATAGTGGAAACACTACTGAAAACATATGATATTTTGATAATGTATATTATTAATGGTGCAAATAATATAATCCAAGCTAAATTTTCATGATTATATGTACATAATCCGTAAAGTAATACACCTAATATAACAATAAATGATATTTCATACCACATATGCATAGTTAAAATATTATTAACCTTATTATTTTTGAATCTCTGTGAAATATTATAATTATTATATAATGTTACACCAGCAATTATAGCAAAAACCATATATACTACTAAAGGTGAACATTTATCGGTCTTTAATAGCGAATTAACAGAACTACCAATTTCTTTATCCATTTATATTATGGTATATATATTAATTTTCATTTTTTATTAAATAAAAATTACCCCCATTTTTTATTTAATCATATGCTAAACGTTCGCCGGATTTTTTAGATGCTTTTCTACGATCACCTTTTTTTAGTAGTTTTTCTTTTCCTACCACCCGTGATACGGGCTGATAAGGGACCAACACTTACTCCGCGTTTTTTGCTTCCTTTCTTTTTACTTTTGCTTTTTTTACCTAATTTAACTCCAGTTCTCCCCATTAAATGATCAGCACCAACTTCAACACCACTTAAACCAACAGAAGCATCTCCTTTTAATAATTTTTTATTACCAACTGAAGCTTTTAATCCCGCTTTAGTTAAAGATCCATCTGCGTTGAAAATTTTTTTATTTCCAATTGAAGCTTTTAATCCTTCCTTAGTTAAAGATCCATCTGCTTTAAAAAATCTATCATCTCCAACACTCCCTTTTAATCCTTTTCTATCTAAAGATGCTGATGCTAAATTTAAAGCATTTACATTTACACCATCAAGACCCAAATTGGCTTGAATATTATGTTTTTTTGTTCCAACTCTAACACCACTATTTTTACCAAGTTTAGCAGCAGCTACACCAACGTCAATTGAAGCACCGACTCCACCTTTTTTGACGGTTTTTTTAGCACCAAATTTACCTTTTTCTGTTTTGTATCCAGCTTTAACTAAACGTTTTTCTTTTTTAGCAGTTCTGTGTTTTTTCGCTGAAACAATTCTACCATTTTTATTTTTCATTAAATCGTTCTTCTTTAAACCACCAGATGTCATCGTCGCATTACCGTGCCATACTTCCGCTCTAGATCCAACTCTTTTTAATTTCATATTATAATATAATGTATATTTTTATTTGGACGTAATCGTTAATTAATTTGATTAATTAATACTTAATTTATTAATAAATCAAAAAACAAATAATGTGTTTTGGAAAATACAAAAAGAAAAATAAAAGACAAAAATATAAAATAAACAAAATTGTCCCTCTTAGAGAAAATAAATCTAATAGGGAAAATTATGACCATCAAAATAATCATAAAGAAGAACATTCAATCGCATCAAATCAAAGGAAAGAATTTCATGAAAAATTTATTAAAGAAATAATCCCTTGTGGTTTTTGTTTACAAAAATTTGACCTTGGATCAAATGAATTGCAAATTAGTTGTGGTGGGTGTGATAAATTCTTTCATTGTCATATAGGTGGTAAATGTCGGGGTGAAAATTGTTCAATTACAATGCCAGATGGTTCAATTGAACATATTAGTTATTGTTTAAATTGTTGCGATTCTTATACAGCAAAAAATGGTTTCTGTATATGTAATAACTGTTCTAAAAAATAACTTAATAATTAATAAAATAATTAATACCACTATAATTAACAATAATCTGTTTTAACTTAAAAAATATTTTTTTTAATTCATCGCATAAAATCATATATTTTTTCTTTTGTAGATAATTATAAACTAACATTATATTTTGAATATATTTTTTTAATATTACTACATTTTCCAATTTATTTTTATCTATTTTATTATTTTTATATATTTCAATTATTTCAGATTTATCTTCAAATAGATCATTTTTGAATATATTTAATATATAAATTTGTTTTATATGAACATTATTTTCTAAAAATAATTCTCTTTCAATTTTAGTTATTTTATTAATAAAAAATATAGCATTATTTTCTTCTCTTAAAACCCACAATAGTTTATTAAATGGTTCTAGTATTTGTTGATTGTTACTTGAATCTATGACATTTCTATTATTGTTAATCATATTTGAATATAATGAATTTGTATTGTATTTATTATTCAATAAACTTAAAATATTGTAATTATTATTTATATTTGTTCTTGAACCATGTATTTCAGGTAATTCTCCTCTCATTATTTCATTATAGTTGATGTTATAAAATATAATATTACCTTTTGTATCATGACCTCTTCTACCAGCACGACCACTCATTTGCAAATAATCGTCTTTTGTAAATACACTGTCATTCATACCAGCAATACATGATGTTAATACTGGACAATCAATACCTAAACAAAGTGTTCTATCAGATATAACTATACCAATCTCTTTATTTGATAATAATTTTTGAACTATCCAATTATATTCATTAGGCATACCCTCAATATAAATACCAATACCTCTTTTTAGTAATTGAAGTAATGGGTGTTCATATTCTAACTTAATACCAAGTGTATTCTGAATATTTCTTCTAATACCTCTAATAGTTTGATCACTCATTGGTTCTTTATGAGTAAAACAATAATCAGGGTGTTTTTTAAATACATTCTGTGAACAAAAATCGGGATTTATTATAAATGAATCATATTCTCTTCTTAAATTATCATATGGTTTTTTATTATTATTATCACCATCTTGTTTAATTAATTTATCTAATAATTGTTCATAATATTCTTGAACAGCCAGTATATATGTAAATTTTTCTGTTTCATTAAATTGTTCAGTTTTACTTTCAATATCTGCAATTGGATCTTTACTTGATTTATTAATTTTAATTTTTGATTTAAATATATCTAATTTTTCTATATATTTTTTATATAAATCATTTTTTTTATTTAAAATATCATAATGATATGGATAATTATATTTTTCAGATTCAATTAATTTAATATGAATTGTATTAAATAAATCAATACAATTAGTTAATTCTGTATTAAATATTAACATTGGAAACATTTTTTTATCTTTAACTGTCTTAATAAAATCAATTATACTATTATTATTATTTTCTGGTTTATATTCAATTTTAAAATTTTTTAAAATATTATTTACATTATTTGAATATTTATCATTTAATGATATTAGCTTTTCTTTTAGAAATATTTCATATTCTTTTGATTGATCCAATGTTAATATTTTACTATTATTAATTTCCGAGAAATAACTATCTGGAGACATTTTACTTATTTTATCAATTAATTCGTCATCTTCATCATCAAATTCTTCTTCAATATTCTCCCATAATACAGCTAAATCTTTAGGAGAAAATGGTAAATTATATTCTAATAATTTATTATTATTAATATCTTCTATATTAATACACGATAGTGGATGTAATTCTACTAATTTATTATTTTTCCATACCCACCTTTGTTGATTAATAAATCTATTTTTATATTCAACTAATTCAATATTTTTATCTGGATTAATACTTTTAAAAATATTGAATAATTTATCAATATTTTTAATTGTTGCTGATAAAGCAATGAATGGACAATTAACCAATTTAATTAGATTCTCGTATATATTACCATCATCATCTTTATTTAATCCATGAATCTCATCAAATACTGCATAATCAAAAGTAATATTCATTTTATATAACATCTTTTCAAATAATTTAGGTGTTCCTAAAAAAATATTAGTTTTATCTGAGAAGGAATTATATTCTAAATTATCCACTAAATAATGAACTTTATAACCCATTTTAATAAAATGAGCCCCAACTTGATATACAACTGGATCCGCTGGACAAATATATGCGATAACATTATGGATTACGGCCGCGCCCATACCAATAAAAGACTTTCCAGAAGATGTTGGTGCTCTAACTAAAACAGATTTACCATTTTTAATATGTTTGAATGTTTTTAATTGCCAATCTTCTAAACGATGTTCTTTTTTTTTCCATATATTTAATGGTGGTAACATATGACCCATTGATTTTAATATATACAATTTTAAATCATATTCATTTAATTTTTTAGATATTTTTTCAATTATTTGTTTATTTTTAATATTTAATGTCTCAATATCAATTAATTCAAAATATAATCCCATTATATTTTCCATATTTTTTTTGCGTAATTTATTATTATTCCATAATTTTTCTAATAATTGACATTTATAATTTATAATCCCATTTTCACTTTTAATATTTTTTAAATTATTATATATATCCTTAATAATTAAATTTTTCATGTAATATTTAATTTTATTCTCATCTTCTTCTTCTAATTTAATTATTCTTTTTTTATCTTGATCAATTCTAATTTTATCTGCCTTTTTAATTATTTTTTTATTTTTTTGTTTTTTATGAATACATTGTTCAATTTTAATATTATCATCTTTAATTGAATCTTCAATTATGTGTTTAACATTAGTATTTAAATTTTCACCTAAATCTCTAATAAATACATTAAAATCATTATTATTTATATTTTGCCAAACTAAGTTTGTCATTATTATTTTATTTTATTACTATATAATAGTGTATTTATGTTTTTAAGTAAATTTTATCTTGAACGACAACCCGTATCGTAGGTTTTAATTGGTCCCTGTTCTACAATATTTATACCTTTATTACTATTATTCCCCTTAGCTGCTTGACAAGCACCAACATTTACAGCTCCAAGAGAACTACCATTTCCACCAGGTGTTACAGAACATCTAGATATTGGATCACCATTCTTAACACATAATTCTAAAGAATCATATGCTGTTCTCCCTAAACCTGGATCGGGCCATAATGATTGTCTCTCCCTTGGAAAATCTGCTGAACATTGATCTATTGACCAATTTAACATTTCTTTTTGAGCAGCAAATCCTCTGGCTGTGCTAGCATATGGTGTATCTCTAACACTCATATTACTACATTTTTCACATCTTCTAACTTGTTGATTCGGTCCAGATACATGTTTGCAAAATAATGCTTCTTTTGGTATTATCGGTTGCCCCTCACTATCTATTTTATTAAAACCAATCATATCTCCCCAACCAACAAAGTCTCCCCCTTTTTCACTTCTAAATTGAGCAAAATCACTATATATGTCCCAACAACTCCCACCCGGCTCACATAAATCATCTTTATTTCCATTTCCATTTCCATCGACTAATGGATCAATAGTTTCTTGTGGTATAGCAATAATTGCTGTTTGGTGTATAGGTTTAAGACTTTTAAGTGATTTTTCTTCTAAACAAAATTTAGATAAATATGCTTCTGCTTTCTCTCGGTCATTTATAGTTATACATTTCCTTAAATCCCACCCTGTTTCACAAGTCCCTATATCATCATTACTTCTATCAGGTGAACTTAATCCTGTAACTAAAACACCACCACATGTTGGTTGATCACCTTCAGAATATATTTGTTCCCAAAAAGCTTCTGTTCTAAATGTTCTACCTGGTCTTCCAGCTCCCTGATTCCAACTAATCCCTTGTTCATATGATTCAAAATTGATTGTTACATTTTTACCATATATTATTGTATCACCCATATTATCTGTTGATATATCTCCACTTTTACAACATCCCCATCCATTTGTTGCGTCCCACCATCTACCTCTAGTTGGCCCCATATTATCATATACAGAACATATACCTCCTTCCGGAATACATCTAGATTCTGGTCTTCCTAAAGAAATTTCGCAATTATCTCCAGAATATCCATTAGATATATCACAAATACATTCACCTGTTTCATTATCACAATATCCACGACGACCACCAATTCCCTCTCCATCAATTCCACCCATCCCATTCTGACCACAATCTTTATTTTTACATTTATCTGGTATTTGGCATATAGGTATTAATCCATTTTCATCAGGTGTTGCTCCCATACACTGATTTAATGTATCATTATTTCTAGCAAGCCTACATGGAACAATATAATTATTTTCCATTGTATCCCATTCTGTTTTATATTCTCTTTCTCCACCTTCTCCTTCTTCAAATATTCTATTCTTATGGTAAATACCAATTTGGGTACTACCAATACTAAATTTTTCACCAAAACTCTCACATCTATCAGCAGTTATTTCCGAACATTCTTCTGTAATTGATAGTCCAACCTCACAATCAATGGGTTGACACATATGTTCATTTATAGTTTTTTCATTTATATCCGATTTACATATATTATCATCATTATTAAGAGTTTTTTGAATTAATTGTCCATCACTTAAATTTATATTTTCATGTTCCCCACCATTACTATTACAATTAACTAAATATGAATCTTTATTTATTCCTGAATATTTTATAATTTCTTCATTATCTTCTCCTTCATTTAATATTATTTCTCCACATTTATTACCTTCTTCTTTAAATTCTTCATTAACAAAATCATTTGAGCAACTCGTATTGGTAATATCTAAATCAATAGTGTCATCCAATACCCGCAAATTTTTTTCACATTGTGGTAAATTACATTTATTATATAACATATCTGTTCCATTATTGGATTCTATACAAATACCTATATCACTATTATCATCCGATGGTATCCATCTACATCTCTGCGAATTAACATTAATATTATTTATATTCATACTATTTTCAAAATAGTAACTATTATTACAATTATCTTCATCATTTATTCCATTACAATTAGGGACCCATTCAGTTGCACTATTTAATACACAATTATTTATATGTGATTCACATCCAGTCTTTATGCATTCTTGATAAGTTGAGAATTCGCCATTTTTTTCAGGATAACATTCTGCTTTACCATTGGTTGATGCGTCTGTTCTTATTCTACCACAACTCCAATTACACTCATCAGTTAATTCCAATATTTCATCATCAGATAACCAATTTGTTCCACTAGCATTTGTTCCACTAGCATTTTCGTATTTTTCTTTATTATATATACATTTATAAACTATATTTACTAATATAATTAATAATAAACATAAAATAAATAAACATACTATTGTTTTTTTATCATACATAATATATATATATATATTAATATATATTTAAAAATATTTTATGTTTAATTTATATATAAATTATAAAATATAAATTAATATGAATTTAGAAGATATAGACAAATTATCAAATGAAAATTTAATGAAAATTATAAAAAAATATAATATACCACATAATAATAGTTTATCTAGGGATAATGCTATAGATTTAGTTAAAAATTTTTTTATAAATAAAATGAAAAAGAAAGAAAATAATTCGGATGTTAAGAGTGTTAATATTAATAGGTCAAATAGACAGAGAAGGATGTCTTCGGCAAATAGTACTGTAACTAAAAGAGATAATATTCCTTCGTCGGATGTTAAACATATCAGAGATAGACGTATGTCACAACCAACAACAACAGACGAGAAGAAACAAGCTCAGATTAATCATGAATTAAAACAAAATCAATATAAAGGTCAAAAGGAAATTTTAGAAGAACTTAATAAAAAAATGCCTATTTATGATAAACATGGAATATATCCACCACAGAATAGATTAGTAGCTATTGGTGATGTTCATGGTGATTTAAAAGTTACATTAATTTCGTTAAAACTAGCTGGAGTTATTGATAAAGATATACATCCATATAATTTTGATATTAATAAAGTAGAATGGATTGGTGGATCTACATGGATAGTTCAGACTGGTGATCAGATTGATAGATGTAGGCCTGATAATTGGG